CAGAAGTATCATTGTCCAAGTTATTGACAACCCATTTACGTACTTCGGAGAAATCTTTCTCCTTAAGTTTCTTAACCAAGTCATTTACTTTTACATCACTAAAGGTTGCAAGAATACCAGAGTCAATCTTTCCACCAGCAGAGTAACGTTGGCATTCATTCAAGACACGTCGCCAATCTGGGAAGTGCTTATTGATAAGTTCTACCAGGACCTTGTTATCATATTCAACACCTTCTGTATCCAAGATTTGTTGGATGCGTTGGAAGAACTTGGCGGCAAGTTGGGGTTTGCTTTTGGAATTGGTTGAAAAATCAATACAGGCGCATCGGGAGTGGAGGGGCTCAATGATTTTGTTTTTGAAGTTGCAGGTGAAGATGAATCTGCAGTTGCCACTAAACTCCTCAGTAAACGCCCGTAGGAGGAGTTGAACATCGTTGGTTGTGTTATCTGCCTCATCAATGATGATGACTTTGTGTTTTGCAGTCGATGCAAGCGAAACGGTGCTAGCGAAGTTTTTCGCAGTGTTTCGGACAGTATCCAAGAATCGTCCTTCATCGGATCCGTTGATGACATAAACATCTACTCCCAATTCATTACACAGTGCTTTTGCGACAGTGGTCTTACCACATCCTGCGGGCCCAGCCAGAAGTAAGTTAGGTACTTCACCTTTATGTAGGAAGTCTTGGAAGGTCTTCTTAATATTCTCTGGGAGAATACAATCTTCAATTGTCTTGGGTCGATACTTTTCAACCCAAAGAAATTCGTCGCGCATAATAAAAAATAAATTCAGTAGGTCTTCTTGATTGCCAAGAGAGTCTCAAGGGGAATCCATGCAGGATTCTCATCAGCAAACTGAACCTGAACTTCAGTAATCACTCGTTCAAGTTGTTTGTCATATGTTTGCCTGGTATTTCTAACAGGACTTAGTGGATTTTCTACACCCATTCTGGTTTACGCTCAGGAATACGTCTGTAATTATCGCACACCCACGGTTTAGATGCAATGTACATCTTGTATTTGCTGTAGATGTCAACAGTATCATACTTGAATTCATCAGGGCCTGCAAAGACAAATGGTGTGACCTTATCAATATCACCCTTTGGGAATAGGTCTAGTGCCTCTACAAGAGTCTTGTAGCACGAATGGACCTTACCATACCTAAGAGTATATTCGTGGCACAT